CAAGGCATATACCACATTTTGTTATTTTCGTCTAGGTGTTCGTGATAGCCCATACAGCCCAAAACGTTAGCCTGGTCTTCAGCTTCTTTAATTGATTCGTAGGCTTGGTAGCCGTCTATCATTTTAAGCTCACTTTTTTCGTTTTCTTTAATTCCGGTTTGCTCTTCAATCTCTTCGCCTGACTGAGCGTTTTCTAAGTCTACGAAAGCTAAGGGCTGAGAGCTCTTAAAGTATAGTTTTAAGCTAATATCATTAAACGCTAGTATTTCGTCAAAAGCTGTTAGCAAAAGGTCCTGAAAAGGTCTTATAACAGTATTATCAAATAAGATAGAGCTTACTTCGAGTTCGTCGGCATTACTCGAAAAACCGTTACCAGAATTTTTAATTCCAAAAAGTAAAGGGCTTGTAATTCTATGACCGCATAAAATTTTGTTTTGTGACTCGCTACTTAAAAATTCATATTGATTATGAGCGTCGCTTAATTGTACGGCGTCTATTGTAGCGGCTTGGTCCTTATCGTCATTAAAGGCTATAATTATTTTACCAGCGTTCGACGTCCCAGTATATTTATTTAATATCTTACGCTCTATGTCGTTTTGTAGGTCCTCATCTGGTATTCCTGAATTAAAATTCATAAGTAATCCAGGCGTCATACCATTTCTAACATTGTTAATGTGAAAAGTTCCTATTTCAGATTCTAAATTTTGATAGTCTAAAGCGCCTACATAGTCGACCGGACTATAATAAAAATATCCTGGTCTATAAGGCTTAATATATAGTATTTCGATGTCTTCGTCTGAATATCCAAAAGCCGGTATTCTTTGAGGCTCTTCGCCTGGTCCTATATCTGCCCAGTCATTAAAATAATAATAAGCCTCTATCTCACCGCTATCGTAATTACATTTTTCGGCTCTTAAAGTTTCGACTGGAAAATGCTCGACTTCAGATATTTTAGTTCTGTCTTTACTATAAACGACTTGTATAGCTGCCATTCCGAAAAGCTTTAAATCTGTAGCTAGTTTTCTAGTACATTTGTCTGTAAACAAACTTTTCATTTGAGCGTATTCGTTAGGCTTCTTATTTGAGTCTGTAGCGTCTAAGCCTCTACCGTAAATCATTTGACTAATACCGGTTATACAAGCTACAGCTGTAGGGCTCGCTTGGTAGGAATTAATTAAATAATCAAAATATAAATTATCGGCTCCGTATTCTACATAATCTTTATTTTTTTGCTCGATTATTAACGGCTGGCTATACTGGCTTAAATTAAGCGCTCGTATATTGTTTTTAAACTCTTTTTTCTTTTTACTCATTTTCTTAAAATACTATATAGTCGTTATTGAATGAATCGTCTTTTTTATATTGACCTTTATTTAAGTTATAATTCTCTTGGTTAAGTTGTACTATAGGCTGTGCTGTGCAAAATATTCTATCTATTATAGTAAATACGTCTTTTTTAGTAGTAGAGTTCCAAGTGTCAGGGCTAAGGTTATATAAATCGTTATTTGTATTCCAAACGTCAAAATTTTCATCTATTATAATATCGTAAAAGTGACCCTCTACTAAATTAAATACGTCAGTTATTTTTAAGTAGTCGTTTTGTCTAACTACAGTAGGTGTATAAGGTACTCTTTTATTTGTAGTATCGTCTCTTAAAGAAAACGTTAAACCAGTATTGTATACTCTAGGTATAAGAAAAAAAGTTTGTTCGTCTGTAGTCGGTTTTAATACTTGCATATTTATATAACGTAAAAAAAATATATTTTGCTAAAAAAAAAAGCCACCAATAAAGGTAGCTCTTAATTAACAAAAACAAATTTAATATATAATTACGGATTAACTGTATTACTAGGGTTAATCTGAGTAGGTGCCGCCGCCGAAGCTTCAATAGCCGCTGTTACTACAGCCTTTTCTATAAAAAACGCCGGTAGACGTTCCATTCCGACCTGAGTTATAGTAAAGCCTGACATATCGCCATTTGCTGATCCAGTCGCAATAGTACCGCCTGAATTATCGGTTCCGTTTTCAGCTCCAATAAATAGATAGTTGTCGTTATAGTCTTCTACTATAGCGTAAGGTCTAGCTTCAATTATTTTTATTAATTCTTGCTGAGTCTCTACGTCTAAAAAAGGTAGAGTTAAGTTTAGAGTTTGTTCGTAAAAAACCGTTCCGTTATCTCGACTAGAATTTATCGTTTGTTCGAGATTTGACGTACCTTTTAGGTCGTACTGGAATAGTTTAGGGGTACCTACAAAAGCGGTTACTACGCCCGCTGTTACTGTTAATTCGATTGAGCCAAAGTCTGCAAAATAAACAGCTTTTAAGCCGCCCATTGAATTTTTGCAGTTTAGAGCTCTACCGGTACTTAATGCGCTACAAGCCATATTTTTATTTATTATAAACTAGTCTACCAGGCGGTTAAGCCTGGCGTCTTAGTTTGATTATTATTAATTACGCTAAGCTATATACTACAGCGTCTTTTGGTACACCTACCTGGGTCCCAGCGAAAAATCTTACAATTACTCTCGCATTTTGTGAGCCGTCTAAATCTGACATATCTAACAATTTAACTGTTTGCTGAATGTCCGCCAGAGTAGAAGTTCCAAAGAAAAGGTTACTTTTTTCGGCTAAAACAGCGTTAGTTGCTGGCATTCCAGGGCACATAGCCACCGGTATTCCGTCAAAGCTTAAACCAGCTCCACCGTTAGCGTACCACATTGTACCTCTACCGTCTACACCGTTAGCTCCAGTATTTGCAGCGAAACCGCCGAGAGCTCGAACATAGGCTTTAAACGCCGCCGTTGGCAAATATAAATGTAGGTCATCTTTACCGTAAACCTCTGGCAATAAGGCGTCTACTATAGAACCGAGCTCAGCGATTATTGTTGTAGCACTCCAAGCCGTTAGAGCCGATACTACTTTTTGTGAATTTGCTTCAGCTAATAATCTAGGTACTAAACCTTGAAAATTGTTAGCGTCACCGGCACCCCCCCAAATATTTACTTCTACACTTTCAGCAATTTTAGCCGCAACGTGAGCTAACATAAAGTCAGCGAAAGATCCTGGTAGGTCTGTGAAAGCTGACGCGCCTTGTTCTAAAGCTAAATAATCAGTTTCAAAGTCAGACTTACAAATTTGTAAATTAGTTTGATAGCTACCTACTTCTAAAACTCTTTGTTCTAAATCAATAGCGTCTAAAGTTGGTGTAAAATCACAAGTTCCAGCTACAACGATATTTGTCATATCTAGCTTTTTAATTACTTCTTTGTACTTAACGTTTGGCTTAACAGTAACTAAACCTTTGTCTAGAGTAGTTCCTGAAAATAAAGCCGCGGCTATAAATTGACCAGCGTATTGACCTTCGTAGGTTGTCGTAATATTACCTATTGAACCAGTAGCACTACCTGGAATAGTTCTTAAAGCTACGTTTCTATTTTTAATGTTTCTCATTTTATTGATTGTTTATTAATTATTTTAATTTTGATACTCTAGTCATAACTCTGTCTAATATAGTGTTATGGTTTCTGTTTTGTGAAAACGCCATATTTGGTTTAGCTGTTTGAGCTTCCGGCTTATGTTTTAAAGGTTTTCTAGCTGCTAATTTCTGAGAGCTCATTTTTTCCTTTTCGTCTTCTTTTTCGTCTGCTATTCCGTCTTTATAGCCTTCTTCTTCAGCTTCTGGAATTGATTCGAATTTCTTTTTTAACTCTTCTACGTCTTTTTGTATTTCGTCCATTATAGGTGCTAATACTTCGACTACAGCTTCCACTACTTTAGCTACCTCTTCGGCTACCTCTTCAGGCGCTTCGATAATAACCTCTTCAGTCTCTAACTCTTCGCTAACAGCTTCGCTAGCAATTTCAGCGATAATACCCTCTTCAGTAACTTTTAACATACGACCGTCTTCGATTGTATATTCGCCTACCGGTAGGCTTATTCTGTCTTCACCGCTTACGATAAAAACCGCGCCGTCTTTTTCAAAGCTTTCAGCTTCCAGGACGGTTCCATTATCCAAAATAAGCTGAGCTAGGTTTACTTTCGCGCCTAGAATAGTCTTAATTTGGCTTAACATTTCACTTGTATTCATATTGATTTTTATTTAGATTAATTTTCAGATGATATTGTATAAGCGTCATTTATGTCGTTATAGTATTCGTTGTACTTAGTATACTCTTCATTTAACATAAAAAGTAATTCGTCGCCGTAAACATAAGAATCTGAAGTTTTAGGGTCTATTCCTAGTTCGTCGGCTAAGGCTTCGTAACTGTTTAATTTGTCTTCTAAAGCTATTCTTTTGTCTTCAAGTGTCGTATACCAGTTGTCTACGTTTTCAAACTCATTATAGTAAGTTTCGGCTTGTAGCTTAAAGTCTTCATAGGCTTGTATAAGCTGTTTAGAGCCGTTTATAGCGCCGTCTAGGTCTATTACGTCTGAATATGTCTCAGCTTCGTTAATAGCCGATTCTAGTTCGTCTGAGGCTGCTAAGCTTACTTTTTTAGAGCTATCAAAGCCGCTAACTTTTTTAAAAATTGCAAATATAGAGTCTTTCATTAATTACCGTATTTATTTTTAATGTAACCGCAAATTTTAGGCGCCGCTTCAGCACCGTATTTTTTTGTCTGGTCTGCAATACATTTGTCCCAGGGGTACGTTTCTAAGTCCATTTTTTTAGACATACGGTCGACTATCATTTCTACGGACGTATCGTCGCTATAAAGTTTTCTGTATACCGTATCTATAGTGCCCATAAATTATAGAAAATCGTTATTACCAGTAGATCGTATAGTCTCTCTGTATGCTGAAATAAGTTCGTCGTAAAGAGACTGATAATTGTCTACCATAAAAGTAATTTCGTCATAACCTTGAATTAATTCAGACGGTAAAATGCCTAACTCTTCAGATTTATTTTCTAACTCACCGACTAAAGCTTGCATTTTTTCGCCCTCTTCAGGTAAAAAACGTACGGCGCTATTTATAGCCATTTCGTCAATTTCTAGTTTAATATCATTAACAGCGTCAAAATAATCGCTTTCAAGCTCTTCTAGTCTACCGTTAGCATAATATGAAGCTACGTCATAAGAATCTCTTAAACTGTCTGCTAAATCGTTAATGTCTTCTACAATACTTAGCTTTAAGCTTCGTTTTTTTAAGTCAGTCTTTTTTAGCTGTATTGCGTTTTTGTTAAATAACTTACTGAATATTGTATTTTCTGTACTCATATTTATAATTGTTGCATTGTTTTAGCCACTCCTAAAGTGTCGTTTAAATCTTCTATATTGTTTTCATAACTACCTAAAGTTAATGTAGCGCTGGCGTATTCGTCAAATTGAAAAGGGTTAATACCTAAAGACTCAGCGGCGGTACTAAATTCGCTCATTACATTATCTAAATCTAACATACTGTTTGCTGCTATGTCAGCCATATTAACCAAACCATTAACTTCGTTTTGTAAATCTATATATCTAATAACCCAGTCGTTTAACATATCGTCATAAGCATCGAGGTCAGACGAAGCGCCGTCAGTACGCAATACTATGTCTTCAATATTTGCTAAGCTTACTTTTTGACTCTTTAAAGCTTGTTTAGTTTTTTTAAACAGTTTGCTAAATACTACTTTTTCTGTGCTCATATATATATAACGTTTGTATTATTTTTTTTGTATTTTTATTTTGTAGCTGTAATACTGCCTATACCTTGAGCCCACAAAGTACCGTCGCAGCATTCTCTAGAGTATGTATTTTTGTCTTTACATAAACAGCCTCTTTTACCGTTTTTAGGTGATACTATCGGCAAAGGAATTTTAGTGTTAAAGTTGCTCATTTTCTATAATTGCTTTTTTAATTTTTAATAAAGTTAAACCGTCTTCAATTTGCTTGTTAGTTTTTAACTCGCTTTGATATTTTTCGCCGAACATACCTTCTATAGAAAAACCGTTTAAGGTACCCTCTTCTTTTATTTCATTCCAAATTTTTTCGTTATGGACCTTGACGGAGCCTACCCAGGTACCGACCGGTAAATCTAAGTCGTAAATATTACTTTTATCCTGGTCCTTAGATTCTACTATCCAGGACTCGACTAGCGTTAAACCTTTTACCTTTTCTATATGTTCGTAGCTTGCATTGTTTTGGTAGCCTCTTTGCATAAAAAGCTCGCTAGCTAGTCTGACAGTATCTTTATTAAAGAAAATATAATAAGGGTCTTTATTTGGTCCGTCTTTTCGGTATATCGTTTTATTAGGTACTAAAAGAGCGCCTAGTAAAATTCGCTGGTCCGTATCTACTTCTTTAAATTGAAATTCTTTTTTTTCGTCTTTTAAAGCTATCCAATTCTCTTCTATAGCTGGGTGCTCTACAATACTTATACAGTCTACGCCTGACTCTAAATCGGTTTCGTCTATAATTAGTTCTACTACTTTCATATATATATAACGTTAAATTATTTTTTTTGTGTTTAAATTGACGATTCGTTAATAGTGTTACGTTCTAGTTCTTGAGCTGTAGTAACGTCACCAGCTACGACATAAGACCTACTAGGTCTGTTTTCCTGGTCGGCTATAGCACCAGCTAAATTGCTAGTACCACCAGCGCCCACTACGTTAAAAGCTGGAGGCGTAAAGCTAGGCGCACCACCGCCACCACCACCGCCGCCGCCTTTGACTCCTTTAGGCTTAGGGACTTGTTTAATTTGTTTTACTGTTTTTAAACCAGATGCTAAAACGGCTACACTTGCTACACCTTTTTGTATTACGTCAAACGGTGCCGGTAATGTAGATTTATTACCCCAAATTTCAGAAATACCTTGGTAGGTGTTAATCGTTGCGGCTGCTATAGCGGCGGCTTTTCCGGCGGCTGAATTTTTACCTAATACTTCGGCTAAAGTTCCGAAAGTTTGTTTCATTAAATCGACTTTTTGACTAGCGACCGCCTTTTCGCGAGCCGTCTCTCTGTCGTCGTACTCTTCGTTAGAAGCTTCTATTTGAGAGTCAAAATTTTCGTTAATCTCTTCTAAAGCTAATTTTTTCATAAAGTCCGAAGCCGTAGACTCGTTAACCTGGTCTAGTAACCTTTGTCTCTCTAACTCTAAAAGCATAGCGTCATTAGCCTTAGTCTCTTCTAAATTAGCCTCCCAGTTGCTACGCCTTAAGCCGGCTACCATTTCAGTATCTTTAACAAATAAAGCTAATTTGTCAGCTGCTAATTTAATATCGGCGTCTAAATCTTTTTTTCTAAAATCGTCGGCTATTTGCTTACGTTTTTGACGTTCTTTTGTTTCGTTGTTAGTAATAGTTAACTCCATACCAGCTTTAGAGTTTTGCAAATTCAATAGCCGTTTTTTAGCGGTCTCTATCGCGGCGTCAGCGTCTTCGTCTTCGTCACTTATAATCATTGAAGCCATTTTGTCAAATATCTGTGACGAATTGCTACCGGTTATTTTGTCGTAGGCTTTTAATATCCAGGATACCGGACCAGTAACTAACTGTAGTAAACCAGCTAAAAACTTTTGCTGTCTTTGTGCGGTCTCTTTTTGGGCTTGACGTTGTTCTATTTGAGTTTCTAACTGGGCTGTAAGACTTTTAATAGTTTCGCCAGTCTGAGCTATTTTTAATTGTAAGATTTCTTTGTCGGTTTTACCTTGCTGTTTTAATATGTTTTCTGAAGACGATAAAGTATCTAGGTTTTGTTGAGCTAAATTTGTTGTATTAGTTTGATTTTCTAGTATGTCTTTTGATTCACTAGAGACGCCAGACATTACAGATTTAATATCGTCCCAGTAAGCGATTACAGTACCTAAAGCGACTACTAAAGCGCCTATACCAGTAGCTAATAACGCGCCTTTCATTACGTTTAGACTTTTAGAAAAACCTTTAACAGCTATGACAGCGCCTTTATACATTTTAGACATCGACTTAATTTGACTAACAGCTCCACCGGTAATAGTGTCTAAAGCTTTTAAACCGTCTCTATTTTTATCTAAGTCTTTGTTAAACTTTTTTATGTCACCTGAAAGCTCCCTAAATGCGGCGCCGGCTCCTTTAGATTTAACCTCAATTTCAACCCCTATTTTTTCAGTTGCCATAACATTTCGGTTTTAAGTTGATTAAATGATTCTCTTACACCGGTAGTAAGCTTGTATTTTCCTTGAGCTATCCTAATATTTTCGGTGTCGCCTGGGCTATCTTTAAGTAAGTCTAATATTAATTTTAACATATTATAATTTGTCTTCGGTTAGTAATTCAAGCTCTGAAAGTCCAGTAGCAAAATTTGTCTTAATACTATTTATTATATACAAAGTATCTTTAACAATAAATCTATCTGAAAGCGATAGGTCAAATAATATATTATCTGGCAAATATGCTGATAATTTAATAATTCTTTTATCCTGACTAAAAACGCCCTCGATAAATCTTTGATGATATTTTGTAAATAAAGTAATTTGACTCACAAGCCCACTCCATTCGCTTCGCTCAGGAAAAAAGTTTAAACTTTGAAGATTAGAAGATCCTAAACTCAAATCGTTAGACGGTACGTAATAGTCTTCAAAACTTGAGACTGAGTTATTAGTAGGCATATAAGAAACGACATCGGCTTCGTCCTGAAAATAAGTATAAAGCAATAAAGGCTTATCTAAAATTGGCTGTTGTTCTTTGTCGACAGACCAGCCCCATTGTATGTTTTTTTGAATCTCAGTAGTAACGTCAAATAAACGTTCATATTTTTGGTGTCCGAACGGTACTTCTATTTTATAGGGTGGTCCCACAAAAACGCCGTCTGTTGCGCCTCTATAAGTTTCGGTACCCCATTCTTGTCCTACTATTTGATTATGAAAGTCGGCAAAAAATGTCTTTAAATCTTTATAAGCATATCTTACCAAATTATAAGGTAGCGTTGCGTTAACTTCAGTTTTTGAAGTGTCTACAAATTTAGTAATGTCTGTTTGTTTATAGCCTGAGTCTGGAAAATAAAACTGATTGTAAGTTTTTAAATATATAATCTCTCTATTGGTAATTATATCTAGCTTAACTTCAGCTATTACGTTAAACATATTGAAAATTCCTTTTAAAAAATCTAATACTTTCATTGTAGGCGTTTCTGTAGTGATTTCAAAAAGTGGTGTAGCTACAAATTGAATAGTGTTTATTATAAATTCATTTGTAACAAATACAAAGGCACCAGGATCTCTAGTGATTTCAAGTCTAATTTGCTGGAATGTAATGCTACTTGTTGGCGCTATTATAATCGAAAGTGTACCGCTGGTTACTTGCTGTATTGATGAGGGCGTTAAAACTCTAACTCCATTTACTAGGCTAACCTCTTCTACTACAGTACCATTATATAAAATTTGTGCGCTATACAACGTACCTAAGTCGGCTGTAGTAGGAGTTAAAAAAAGTCTTATTACATTTTGATTACTATTATTTGTTAGATTTACAATTTGAGAATCAATATTAATAACAATGTTACCAGACAACGGAAAAGAAGTAGCCATAACTGGATTATTAAAATTCCCGCCAGTTGTAACTTGTGGGGCAGGTGGAAAAGTAGTAATTATAGTAGGAAAAACTTCAGGTTCATTATCTGTATTATTAGTGACCTTACCTTGAGTTTTACTTAATAACATTCTTAAACCTCTTAAGTTTTCACCATAAATATCGTTTAAAAAGCCGTCACTAGACCAGTCAAAAGCTATGCTCGGATATGCCTCTTCAATAGCTCTGAAAAATAAAGTAACTGGTATAGTGGGTTTTAAGTCTTCCCAGTATACGCCTTGAATTCGACCAGATTGAGGATATAAATTACCGCTACCCTCTACGTATTGAGACTGCGGTTCGTTAGACTTATAATAATATCTTTTTGTATTTGAAATAAGTGGGACCGTTAATTTTTCGGTTATAGTTTCACCTTTCCAGGTTACAGCTGAAACATTATTTGCACTAAAAGTAGTAAGTCTGCTTTTTATATTAGGTTCGTTATAAACAAAAGACCAGGCGTTTAGCCAAGTTAAATTACGTAAAGTATCTTGACCGAAAACCTGAGCTAAAGTAACCGTACTACCAAAAAATGTTATTTTATAATCTTGTACTTTGTCGTCTTTTAATGAGCTACCCTCTAGCTTAATGTAGCCTTCTTTAAAAGGTAATGTATTTAGTTCTAGTCTAGCTGGTATTTTAATTCGAGAATCAAAGCCGCCTATATTATGGTCGTAGAAATAACCAAAAAGTTTATTATTAGAGCTGCTAGCCGGTACTGTAAATTTTTGACTAAAAGCCGTAAAAATCTTAACCGGATCTTTTATGTTTTTAACCGTCTGGGTTAATTGCACACTTTCGTCTTTAAAAAACTCTACTCTAGTAAAAGTAGCACTAGTAGGGTCTTCGACTTGAGCCGCGTCTAAATTTGTAATATTTCTAACATATAAAGTTAAATCTTTTTTAGAAGCCATTAACGAATATTATTTATTAATTGATTTGATAATTCAAACTCTAAAGTGTATTCTACTAAGTTGTCATTTAAGCTAGTCTTTTTTGCTAACTCTGAGCTGGTTAAATTTACCGGTTTAGGGCTTCCGTCACCAATAGAATTAGTTAGCCAAATAAATTCGGACATCATTAATTCCTGAATATATTGATTATAGTCTTCGCTTACTATGCCGGTAGATAGTGACATTTTTTGTTGACCCTTAGAATTATATGTTTTCTTATAGTGTGAAGTTGTAGAGTAGCTAGGGTTAGCTTGTATTAAATCTAATACTGAAGCTTGGTAGCTGCTATTGCTTGACGTTGTAGTGTTAGTCATTTTAGTAAAAAACCAAAGGTCTTGAAACGCACCCCATTTATTTAAAAAAGTTATTTTATTATGTATGTATTTACATTCGTTTAAACGTCTTACTGTTATAGTATTACCTTCGATTATTACGCTTGTATCGGTGCCGCTAACACTATATTTAGTAATAACTCCAGATCCGTTAGCACCGTATATTTCAGTACCGACTCCAATAGGTAACCAAATTAAGTTACCACTTATTAAAGCGCTATTATTTGGTATAGCATAATTTAAACCGTCTTGAAAATTAGTATAAGCTTCAAAGCCGTCTAGGTTTGTAAATCTGTCTTCAGATATAAAAGCACCGGCTTGGTCGAATTTATCAAACACTACGTCGTCAATTTCTACTTTATATGGAGTTGCTGGGTACGTACCGTTATACTCTATCTCTGGTATTAAATCTCTACATAAGTCTGAAATGTCTACGCTAGCAAAACCAGTAGCTACGTTAGAAACGTCCTTAATTATTGTGTTTTTAGAAAACGTAAAATTTGGGTCCTGAGCTTGACCGTTAGTAAAGATCCGGACGTCAATAAAAAAAGCGTTAGCTGTCGGCGTTATGCTTAAAATGTAAGGGCTTCTTAATTGTATATTAGTTGGCATATTTTTATCTTATTACGCTTTGATTATTTCTTAAGGGTTTAAGTGTCTCATTCATTTTGTCTTGTACGTCTACTATAAAAGCGTCGCCTAATTTATCTAGTATATGTGAGTCGTATTTTTTTTGTGCGTCTGTAAAAAAGTAAGTAGGTGAAAGTCCTGAAAGATATATACTTCTAGCCATTAATCTAACTAAAGATTTTCTAGGTATAAACCTACCCTTTTCGTCTCTTATTCCTGGTATTCCTTTTTGTACGCTCCACCTATCTATAGCTGCTTTTAAACCAGGACCGCCAGTACCGCTACCAAATTTATAAGGGCTTAAGGGTGCCTTTTGTATTCCGTACCATTTAGCGCCTTTTAAAGTCTCACCTTTTTTATTAGTTCCTGGAGCTGGTAGTTCGTTTGGGTTTGCTCCTTGAACGCCTTGGTCTAAAAATTTACCGTAAGCTAAAGCGTAAAAATATAGCGTACCCCCCCAGTCTGAAGTATCGTCTAACTCATAATCTAAACTATTAGCTAGTTGACCGCTATTATTGTTTTTGCCAATATTAGCCTTTGCTGAGCTTATAACATTTAAAGCGTAAGCCTGGAG